GACTCACCAAACTTAGTGCTATGATTCAGGATATGATAAATAAACCTTGATATCGTTGATCTTTGTAAACTACCCAACTGCACGGGGGTTCGAATCCCCCCATCTCCATTCGACGGGGATGAACGGAATCGACGGGGGGATGTGAGCAACAGGGAGATATCCGAGAGGTCGTCAAGCACCCTCGTTAAATGCCAAGATTGACATAATTACATGCCGCACCAATGCGCATGGCTGCTTGAAGCAGTGGGGATTGGTTCTCCCGCATCTGAATGAACCACCCACCAGTAATGGTGGGTTTATTTTTTATACATACAATATGTGCTAGGATGGCGATTTAAATATTCTGATATATTATCTCAATTTATGCTTTTTAGAGGACTTATATGCAGAATAATGAAGACTTCCACCAACAACTTTTACGCTTTGGGTTAGATTTAGGATTTTTAGTTTCTGGTTTTTTTGGTGCTTTAATTCTTTCGATAAAACGAAAGAAACAAAAATTAAGTAAAACTATACTCTGTATATTTACAGGAACAATGTGTGCAAATTTCCTCACACCTCTGGTTCTTACACTAGCACCAGAGAGTCTACAAGAAAAAGGAAAGTACGCCGTGGCATTTATGATGGGGTATATTGGTCTTAAGGGGTTAGAGGAATTAGTTGACTTTGTGACAGAATATTTAAAGTCAAAGAAGCTCTCTTGACAACAGTATAAATATTGGTATAATGGAGTCATACATATGCCACGCGAAGTGAAAAGAGAAGAATTAGTTTATATTCAAGGCAAGAAAGATGATCGTTGCCTTGATATGCTTTTAACAATCAAAGAAGTGGAAAAGGCAATCGCAAGAGCACAGGATGAGAAAAATAAGAATCTCATTCCTGAAAATTGTGACACATGCTGGCCTATAGAAAAACCCCCGAAGTGTACATTCTGGGATCGTATTATGTTTAATTGTTCAAACAAGGAGTAAATAATGAGTGTGAAGATTATTCGTCTGACTAGTGGAGAAGAGATTATTGCCAACTTTACCGACAACGGAGAGACTATTACTCTCAAGGATGCTTCGGTACTAATTCCATCACCCGAAGGAAAACTCCTTCTCGCACGATGGTTGCCATACGCAAATACTGAAGGTGGTGTGACTCTTGAAAAGCGTCATCTTGTATTTGTCATTGACCCTCAGAAGGAACTTGCTGATCACTTTACAAATGTTGTTGTAAATGGTCTTGTTGTTCCCCCGAAGAAGATCGTTGACCCAAGTGCGTCAGGTCTAAAACTTACAGTTTAATACTTGACAACGGGTAGTTCCCGTGGTATAATGGGAGCATATTCCCGTAGCTCAGTTGGATAGAGCAACGGTTTTCTAAACCGTTGGTCAGTGGTTCGAGTCCACTCGGGAATGTTATGGTAAAATATACAAGAATCTCAAGAAAACTTATTCAGGAACTTAGACTTCCATCTAGGTTATGGACTCGCGTTTTTAGTGTTGATACATCATATTTAAGAAAAGGAAATATCATGAAGAATCGTAATCTTATTATTGGTTTGGCATTTGCTGGTCTTGCTGCTCAACTCTTTACATTCATTTGTACTGGTGCGCTCAAGCAAGGATACATTGATGGATTTAACTTCGCATCAATGATTACTCTCTTCTCAGCGTTTATTCTTTCAATGTGGTCACAACCATGTCCAAAGGATCGTGAGCGTGATCGTGATGATCTCTATCGCGATATTGACGCAGTTTATCGTCACATTGACGACACTGCGCGTGATCTTCGCGAAGACATTCGTGATTGCTCTCGCAATTGCGAATCAAAGGCGTGTAAGATGCCTTGTGGAAAGAAGTGATTCTATAAATAGAGGTACATGTTTAAGGTAACATATACCTACTCATTTCCTGAGTTAAGTGGAAAACCTAAAAGATTTATAGAATCAAAACCTGAGTGTTTAATAAAGGGTTACGGTGTCTCTACGGATACCGTAACCCTTTGTGTTTTATATGAATCGGCAAGTGCCTTTGATACTATCAACAAATTAATGTTTGATAAATTTAAATTGGTTCCAACAAATATTAGAACTGTTTAGAACGGTCTGCCGTAGAATGTATTGGTAGAGTTGCCTGATTTGTTCACAACACCAGATACTGAAGTATTCATATTTGATACAAGACTTGCTAAAGTATTGGTGAGCATAGTTAGATTGTCGGCATTTTCTCTTTGTACTGCTGTAGATGTTTCGGGTGTAGTACAAAAACGGTCTAATGTGATTTCCGTTTTAATTCCTCGAATTGGACTGGATCTAAATCGGCATTGAGATATTGTATGATTGTCAGTACAACTAATTACAACACCATTTACATATTCTATACAAGCACCTGTTGATGTTTCTGTTACATCTGGTGGAGTAATATAACTGTCAATTACAGGAACAAATACATCAATCTTGGTTTTAAGATTGGTCATGTCCATATCATCGATATCTTTATCCACAACAATATATTCATTTCCATCTGAATCTATACTAATATTTAAAACTTCAAGTTGTGATGAATAGTCGGTTATTTTTATAAAATCTCCTTGCTTGATTCCCAAATAATTAAAGGAGTTTTTGGTGTTTTTTCCAAGTTTGTTTTTGATAATTGTTTTTGTATCACTTCCCTCAACTAATGTATTTGACACAAGATATGGGATTTCTTCAAACCTAGTTTTATCATAACGATTAATTTGTGTTGATAAAGAATTCACAGAAGTAACATCTGCTTCTACTATTCCGTTGTAATAACTACGAAACACATATTGTCCAGTTAGATCTGCGGTTATATTTGTATTTGGATCAGTATAAATTCCATTATACAGATATAATGTTGTTCCACTTTCTATCTGAGAAAAGTATTCTTTTAACTTGGGTTCTATGTCTTTATTTGTCTGATTGGAATAATCAATCAAGCATTTAGTGTTGTTATTATAAAACACAACTGTTGGTGTTGATGTGATTCCTCGGTTTAAAGATACTTTGTCTATTTTTGCTTTTTGTATAACAAGACCATACAATACACCTTCACGAACAAAGACTAACTTTTCTTTGCTGTTTTGTTTTGTGGAAGTAGTTGTTGGTTTATATACTCTCATTAAGTTCCAATGTATGATACAGTTGCGGTTGAACTTGCTGTTCTTATAAACAGAGATCCAAGAGTTGACACTTCAAGATATATTGACTCACCTGGACTTAAGATATAACCTGTAGTAGAAGAGACAGATAATGAATTACCAACATAGATGTCTACGGCATTTGTGTTTGGTGACTTTATAGTAATTCCTGTTCTGAGTGAATCACTACCTAGAATGGATGGTGTAGTTGATACAGTCTTCTGACCATGTATTACTCTACTTGGTCTTGTGATTGATCCTACATTTACCTTTGCTCCATTTCCAGAGGTACTGATAAGATTTAAAATATCAAGAGCATATCCAGCATTTGTTGCTACTGCTCCGATATTTGTTTTTAGAGAATCGATTTCTGTTATTAGTGCTGTGTCGTCAATTTCTACTGTACCAGAAACTCCTACGGGAACGGCAGTGTATGCTCCAATTTCCACAGCACCACCAGAGAGACTTCCCTTGATGGTCATTGGCACACCACCACTCAGTCCTTCTACTCTTAATGCGCTGTTTGCGCCATCGTTTGTAACACCAACGGTTGATGATAAACTGACACTAAATGTAAATCCAGTGTTAGTTACGGCAACTTTAAGAGCGTCACCAGAGATGCCAAGAGTTGTCCCATCACTCGCATAAAGTCTTGTTAAAACTTTTCCACCAAGATCGGAACCATATACAGCAACGGAGTTTGATGCTGCCGCGAGTGCTAATCCACCACTAAGTCCAACATTTCCAACAATTGTAACACTGTCTGTGTTTGAATTTAATCTACGACCACCCGTTACCGCAATTGCTGTTGCTCCACTGATTCCGTATATTTGAACTGTATTTAATATATTTACATAACCAGTAACACCCACGGGGAATCCATTTGAGATTCCTTGAATTCCACCAGTGATTGAAACTGGAGCATCCGAACCAAATGTAGAACCTCTTATGATTAGTGGTATTGTTGGATTAGTACGAACATAAAAATCACCAGTTCCAGAAATAGTTCCACTAATTGGAAATGTAGCACCTGTAATACCGTAAATTTTAATTGGAGCAGGGTATTGTTCTGAAACTCTATATGTGTTGTCAGCATCACCCCATGTGAGTTTTGCTATTTGAGCGTGCGCTGAAGTAAAACCATCACCACTAGTTCCGTAATCTGTTGCTATAACAGCAGTGCCAGAAGCAATTGTAATTTCTATGTTATCAGCAGAGTATCCAGTTGGGGATGGGGTTGGCATAAAAACTTTCCTTTTGTTAATATATATACTACTGGTTGACTACTGGTTTTATTGTGGTATACTAAAGACATGATATTCAAAGTAACCAAAGAAGATTTTTCAAAACGAATTGAAAATTATGTAAAAGAGACAAACTCTTCATATATTGACGCTGTAGTTCACTATTTTGAAGAGTATTCTTATGATTTTTCTCTTGCTCCCAAACTTTTAACGCAACCTTTGCTTGAAAAGATAGAAGAGGAAGGCAGAGATTTAAATTTACTGCCCAAGATTAAAAACAAACTACCCTTTGCTTGACAATAGGTGGTTTTATGGTATAATACTAGCAGTGGGGGTTCCCACTTGAGTAATGAGTCCAGGGGAGTTCCCTGGGGAAAGTAGGATGTATGGGTTTTAATGATCTAAAGAAGAAGTCCAAGAACGGTATTGATGATCTGATCAAGAAGATGGAAGATCAGACCAAGGCGAAGGAAGGGTATAAGGATGACCGTTTTTGGCGACCAGAGCAGGATAAGTCAGGTAATGGATTTGCCATTATTCGTTTTCTTCCTCCTGTAGATGGTGAAGATGTTCCTTGGGTAAAGGTGTATAATCACGCATTTCAAGGACCAGGTGGTTGGTATATTGAGAACTCTCTGACTACCATTGGTCAGAAGGATCCAGTTGGTGAACTTAATAATCAACTTTGGAATTCGGGTCTGGAATCCGACAAGGATCTTGCCCGTGTGCGTAAGCGTAAGTTGACTTACATTTCTAACATTTATGTTGTATCAG